TATACCTTGTAACTGACAGAATCTCTTTAAAGACCATGTGCAGAAACGCAGCGGTATTACCTTACCATCAGAAAGTGATAGGTTAAATTGTCCTCTCATATATTTGGTTTTTAGTTTATGCGTTGGTAGTCATCACTAATGCTCCAGTTCCAGTGAATGATGCAGAGAAAGTAGCTGGAGATTCCATGTCACCAGTAAAGTCTAAAGACTCAACCGCTGCAGTTCCAGTCCAAATCTTGTCACCACTTACGAAAGTAGAGAAAGTCAAAGTTACATCAGTTCTTGAACTTACAGAAGAAAATAAATCTTCTACGTTTACACCAGCAGCAGCAGATTCGATAACCGCTAAGCCATCTGTTGATACTGACCAAGAACGAAGTCCTTGAATTTGAGCTGCCCATCCGCCACTATCTTTTGTAGTAGAATCTGGTAAGTCTGTTGATACTGATAAAGAACAAGATGTAGAGTGAGCTACAGCTACTCCACCTATCTTTACTACCAATAGGGTTCCGTTAAATACACCAGTTGTTGCCATTTTATTTGTTTTTTTATGTTATTTATGTTGTTTGAGTTACAAAGTGGTCTACCACTATAACTCTTCTAAAAATATATGTTTCTTCTACATAGTCAAAAGTAGCCTGGTTTGATACCATATTCCTTGTAACTATTTTGAAATCTGGAGAAGCATTTGGATAATCTGCAGGAGCTACTCCTATGATTTCCAATAAGTCATTAGCCCATTGGTCTACGGCTTTTTGACCTACTTCACCAGACTTAAATGTCCTATACACTATGTCAAACTGTATGCTTACATCAAAGTTATAGCTTGTTTTGTCGCTATTCTCTACTGATGTCTGTGAGCTTATTAGCAAGAATGGAGGCTCTGAACCATCTGGAGCTATGGTATCATATACCGATAGTTCGTAGTTGTTAGCATTTATCTTGTCGAAATAAGCCTTTCGTATAGCATATCCGCAGTCTTTCATTATCCTTCTACCTCTACTTCTTTAACTTCCGTTTGTTGGCCATTTTGAGCCTCATTTAGCTTACCAAAGAACTGAATCAAGGGTAAACCATACTTTGTTGGCATCTCTTGAAAAAAGGCCTCTAATTGCTTAATTTGCTCTGCGTTTAATGTTATTGTCATATTTGGTTATTTTTACAAATTTAAGTAAAATTATTTAGCTGCAATCATCGCTTTTAATCCTTATTAATAACTAGCACTTAATCCAAAACAATAAAAACTACTTAATGCCGTTGAAACTGTTACTCTTAGACTTGAACCAGAAACTGAATACGACCTTGCTGGAGGGCCACCGCCATTTTGAGAAGAAACTGCATTAGCTGAATTATCATTATTAAATGCAACAGTATCAAAGAACCAGTCTCCTGCAGCAGTTCTGCCAGTTACTAAAACAAATCCACCTCCATTACTACCAGATTTTGTAAATATTGCAGTTGCTGTTCCTGCTGGAACTGTACCTGAATTTTGACTAATATTAGATTTTGAAGAAGTATTAAAACTTGATGCAGTAACACTACTTGCGAATGTAGCAGCACCACCAGCCAATGCTATTCTGAATGATTCTGCATAAGTTAATGAAGTTGGGTCTGCTCCATAAGACTGTGTATTTGTTGAATAATCAAAAGCAAGTGCAGATGTAGAAGCTCCATACTTCATACCAATTCTAAATCCAGATTGACTTGATGCGTTATCGCCAGCAAAATATACACCACCACCATAGAATGAACCTCCCATTTTAGCTAATACAACTTGACCATCTGATGCTCCTTGATTACTTCTTATGTATGAAGTAAAAAATCCTTGAGTGCCAGATAGGCTACCTCCAGCTGATACGCTACTTGAAAAAGAAGCAGCACCATTAGAAGCTATTGTTAAAGCATCATTTGCACTTGCAGTTCCTAATCTTATTTGACTAATATCCGTATCCCTACCAATTTCTATTTGATTACCCGAATTTAAAATAATTAAATTTCTATACTGAGTATTTGCTGCGTTTCTAACTGCTAATCCAAAACCATTTGGAGCATTAAAAAAAGCAGTTGTTGTGGTTATACTACTTGAAAACGTTGCACTTGTACCACTTAAAGCACCAGTAAGTGTACCACCAGTTAAAGGTAAGTAAGCATTAGAATCGACACTACCATCAGCTTTTAAGAACTGAGATGCTGTACCACCACTCTTAACTAAAGTAGTTGCGTTTAAAGTACCTATGATTGTAGCAGCGTTTCCACTACCACTTGCTTTGTTTATATATAATCCTTCTCCGTTGCCATTCTTAGTGATGTTTAAGGCTATACCACTTCCGCTTGTATGGCCAATAGTGAAAGTATCTCCACTACCACTACTTGAGAAGCTACCAGTAGTTCCGATTAATCCGCCAGTCAAAGTGCCACCAGTCAAGTTTAACTTAGCATTAAGTTGAGTTTGTATAGCACTTGTAACACCAGCTAAATAACCTATCTCTGTAGTTGTTGTAGTCGCACTTGCTGCAATCTTACCACTACCATCAGAAACCAATGCTCTTGAAGCAGTTAAGTTAGCAGTAACTACGCTTGATGCACCACCAGTAATAGATGCTTGTGCTCTTGCTGTAGTAAAGTATTGATTTGTTCCCTCAGCAACATCTGATGTTGTTAAAACTACTGTTCCAGCAAATCCGTTTACAGTTGTAACTGGGAAAGTAATATTTGTATTAGAAGCACTTGTAATTCTACCCTTGCTATCTACAGCGATTGTAGGCACAGCAGTAGAAGTTCCGTAAGTTGTTGCAGTAACACCAGTATTAGCCAATGTTAAAGCAGATGTTACGTTTGCAGAACCATCAAAGCTAACTGACCATGCAGCATCTCCACTTGCAGCTATTGTTCTTGCAGTAGATAAGATGTTTGCAGCGTTTGCAGTACCAGCTAAGTTACCATCTACGTTAGCAACTAAAGTTGCAACTGTATAACCAGTTCCAGTAGTGTTAACTACGTTTGTAGGTTCATCTACTAAACCATTAAATATCTTAAACTTACCAGCATCAGAAGCGTCTCTGAATAATCCAGTAAACTCTACTCTTTCTTGAATAGCATCATAGTATCTACCATAATATCCAATGTCAACCGCATCTGTTGTGTTGTTAGTATTAGCTACCTCAAACAATGGGTCTTTAGAAGATATTGATTCTGTGTTTACATAAGTTGCAGTACCATTGATAGTTAAGTTACCACTTACAACTAAGTTGTTCGGCATTGTAACATCATTAGTAAATGCTATTGTTGTAGTGTTACCTACAGTTGTAGCTGCTATTTGATTAGCAGTTCCGTTTATTGTTGTTATACCTTGGTCAGTCCAAGTTGCTGTTATTACGTTAGCGTCTTGTTGAGTTAGGCTTAAAGTCTTTGTTGATGTACCAGTTACTGCAGCAGATACGATAGAACGATTGTAAGCTATATCGTATTCACCTAATTTAACCGTAGTAGGAATCGCATAACCAGCAGTTAAGCTAAATACACCACTATTGTTAGCATAAGATAATCCAGTTGCAGATGATGATAATGCAAGTCTTGCACGAGCATCAGTATAGTATAAGTTTGTGCCTTCTGCTAAATCTGTTGTAGTTTTTGCAGCTAAAGCATTATTGAACCTTGTTTGTGTATAGTAAAGGTTAGTTCCTTCAGCTAAATTAGTTGTACTCTTATTGCTAAAAGCAGTATCAAATCTCGCTTGAGTGTAATATAGGTTGGTGCCCTCTGCTAAGTTAGTTGTAGTAGAAGCAGCTAAATTAGTTGCAAAATTAGCATTACCTCTTGCAGTAGTCCAATATAAATTAGTTCCTTCAGCAATGTTTGTAGTAGTCAAAGTAACTGTACCACCTAATGATACCGCTTGACCATTGATTGTTATTGAGCTATTAGTTAAACTTGCGTTTGGAATAGCAGCTAAGTTAAAAACACCAGTTGTGTTATCGTAAGAAAGACCAGTTCCAGCAGTTACGCTTAAGGCAGTTCTTGCTCTTGCGTTAGTGTAATAAAGATTAGTAGAACCTTCTGCTAAATCATTTGTATCACTTGCCGCAAGGTTAGTTGCAAAGTTTGCGTTACCTCTTGCTTCTGTAAAATAAAGATTCGTTCCTTCTGCCAAGTTTGTTGTGCTCTTAGCAGCGAAAGCTGAATCAAATCTACCTTGAGTATAGTATAAATTGCTACCTTCTGGTACAACGCTTGTAGTTCCAGTAAAGTTACCAGTTAAGGTTGCAGCACCATCATTATAAGTCCATGTAATTCCAGTACCATTTTGAATCAATGCTGCTACAGTATCATCGATAAGGTCTTTAATCTGTAAGCCACCACCAGTAATAATCAAGTCGCCAGTAATAGTTAAATCACCATTAACAGTTGCAGCTAAAGTAGAAAGAGATAAAGCAGTGTTTACCCCTGCACCATCTTGAACTGGCTGTAAAGTACCACTTACTCCAACATTATTAGCACCAATCTGTAGTACTTGTCTATATGTATTTTTTACCGCTTTACCTTGAAGAGTAGCCATTATATTTTAATTTTTTTTATTTTATTAACCATTTTATATAGTTCTTCTGAAGCCGAGTTGAATAAGAATGGTCTATGGGGCAAATTTACTAAATTTCCATTACTCCGTTTAAACGTCTGTGCATAGCCCTCAAGTTTGTTCATGCTTAGGTTTCTATACACTGGAATCTGAAAATCATTACCAGTACCAAACTCTACAAAAGGAGAATAATTAGACTTTCTACCCATATATCCTTTTGAACCCACTTTTGCTCCTGCATTCATTGTATAAGGAGTGCTATATATAGAAGCCTTTAATTTACCTCCATTTACTTTCCCTAATGGTGCTCTTGCCCTTGCTTTGCTTTCTATTTCTAATACAGATTCATTGATTATCTTCTGAACTTGTTGAGTAACTAAAAATGGTGCCTCTTTTAACCTTTTTGATAGGTTAGTAACACTTGCTGTTTTATTTATAGTAAATGACATTAAGTAGTTTCCCAGGTTGTACTAATATTCTCCCAGAAAGCAGTAATACTATCCCAAGTACCAACTCTCTTTAAGGTAGAACAAGTGATTCTCAAAAAGTTGTGGCCGTCAAACTCATCTATTACGCTGCTAATCAAGTAGATATTGCTATCATACAAGATAGTAAGGTCATTAGAAATAGAGATACTATTGGCATCTCTTATCCTAAAAACAATGTTATCTGATATAGAATCCTTACCAGCAATGTTTGTCTTGTTTTGATTATCCCTAAATATCTCAGCCCAACAAGTATAGTAGTCAACATCAGTTAAGACTTGACCACCAGCACCGTCAGATTCTGAAACCTTAGATTGGAAAGTAATCCTATTTTTAAGTCTACTTATCATTATAATATTATGCTTACTCGTTTATAAGGCTTCATTAGTTCGTATGCAGATGCTATATTAGCATTTGGTTTACTATCCTCAACAGAAGATTCTCTGTAATCATATAAATCAGCAAGTATCTTATACAAGGCTGTTTTCATTATTGCAGGAGTAGTTGCGTAACCACAAGTATAAGTAAATCTAAACTCCATGTGAGTAAAGGAGTTCATATATAGCTTCTTGTAAGTGGTGCCTAAAATATTGTACTGAGGTATTGACATTTCTGTCCATGCGTTATTATCCCAATATTCTACCTTAGTGATATTGTTAAGTGGTGCGTATGGTAGTTCTATAAACTCATCTACATAGGCTACAACTTGTAAGGTACGAGCAGTCATAGCTACACCAGCATATTTTTCTAATCTAACCCTTGCAGCCACTATTAAAGAGCTAATTAAGTCATTATCATCATCAAAGTCAACCTTTAGATAGTTCTTAGCCTCAGACAATGTTATTGGTTCTGAAACTGGTTCTATTGTGGTTGTTACATCTCTTATAATCTGCATATACCGATATTTTTACAAAAATAACTAAAATATAGTAGACATAAAAAAGGAGGCAGTTTGCGGCTGCCCCCTTTATATTTGAGTTAATCTAAGATTAAGCTACGTTACCGAAATCACCATATACAAACGCACCAGCGTAGTAGATAGGGAATGCGATTCTTGCCTCAACACGAACTGTAATCATGTTCTCGATAGCGTTGTTACCATCTTGGTCAAAGAATTGAACAGAGATACCGTTACGTTGCATGATTTGAGCACCCATTGACCAGTCTCCTACTAAGAACTTATCAGCAGTCATTGCTGTAGACTTGAAGATAGGAATACCAGCGATAGATAATTGACCGTCAGTTGTTACTACTGTAGAACCTGGTAAAGAGTACGCAGAGTTAGTATTCTTAGTGTTCACGATGTTAGCCCAATCTGTAGGGTTAATCAAGATACCAGTTGCAGAGTAGTTACTTGCTTCTACTTGTGCGATAGCTTGTACTAATTGCTCAACATCTACAGTTGCAGCACCAGTTGGAGCAGCAGCGTTGATAGTCAAACCAGTCAAGTTAACACCAGAACCAGAACCGAATAATAACTGAGCATCTTCAGCTACTAAGTATTTCTCTAACAAACGAGATTGTAAGAAAGAAGTCATAGCAGGAACGTCATCTAACATTTGGCGAGAGATTTTAACGTAACCAGCGATAACTTGTGCAGGAGCATTAACCATGCTGATATCGAAATCAACTTGAGCTTTTGCACTACCTTGAGTTTGGTTAGCAGGAGCACCTTCACCACCAGTTTCTTGAGGGAAAGTAAATAATCCTTGAGAGATTGTACCTACTGGTAACAAACTTCTAACGTGGATTTTACGAGAAGGTAAACCATAAACTTGGTTAGCATACTGACGTGGAATATCTCCAGTCAAGTTAACTGCTTCTGTCATGTTACCTACTGCTTTAGTGTCCATAATGAAAGAAGTGTTCTTCATTTCGCCACGACCTAATTTTGCGATGCTGTCAGCATTCTTTTCAATTTGCTCACCTAAAGTGGCATTGAAACCTTTAAATTGATTTTCGTTCATTGTTTTACGATTGCTTTTTGCCTCTAATTTGTCTGCAGCATCTTTAACTACAGAGATTTGAGATTTTAATTCTTCTAATTCAGTTTTTAAGCCTTCTACTGCTACTGCACTTTCAGCTTTTGCATTTTCGATTGCTCCAGATACTTCTGTTTTGATGCCTTCGAATGCACTTTTAATTTCTTCTACCATTAGTTGAAAATTTTAAATGATTGTAAATATTTGTTTACCTCTAATTCAATGGAAACCATCGGGTCATCTTCATCTTCCAATGCCTCATCTTCTGATTCACCTACTGGTTGCAACTCAGTTGGAGCATCTACTGGCGGTTGTTCTTCCGAAGCGACTGATTCATCTTCTTCCATCTCAGCGAGATATTGTTGTAATTGCTTGAGCTTTAACTCTAACAAACCAAAAGTTTCATCAGTATAGAAACCATTTCTCAATGACTTGATAGTTTTAGCTATCTCATCGATTAGAGTTGACTTGATTTCAGACTTAACCATAACGGTTGGCGTATTAGAATTGGCACCCCATAAAACTGAGGAACCTTCAAACAATTTAATTTCTTGAATCTCGTTATATCCAGATTTAGCTTGAGACTTTACAGTCTGGAATCCAATGCTATGCTCTGTGATATGACCGTCTTTATACAGCTCATAAGTATCTCTACCTAAAGTTGTATTAGGCATCTTAACGATTGCCTTTAAACCAAAAGCATCTTCCACCAATTCCTTTGGCTTAGCTACTGGTTTGTCTGTAGAATGGTTAAACAAGTGCCAGATTCTATTCTTTGCTTGTGGGCCATTCTCTTTAATAGACTTTGTAAATGAGCCTGGCATGATTACATCGCCATCGCTATCTACATTACCAAACGCAGAATAGTAAACCTCAATGGTTCTTGTGTCATCAGCCATATCGACTGGTGCACCACTAACTGCTTTCTTGTTATAAAAATTACTCATATATTTTTGTTTAAGCAATAAACACAGTACAACATCTACAGTTACAATTATTCATTGCACCTCCGTTTGCATCATGTGCGTATTGCATCTCAATTACTCCTCTTTCTGGCGTATTCACAAGGAACGGCTGATTAATCGGTATTCTTACTCCTCCTGCATCTGGATTGGTTTGTCTATCCAATGTTCGATGCCAACTTCTGTACCTATTATTCTTAGCAGGATAATCTGCTGCCACCCATTGCTTCAGCAAAGGTATGTTAACAAATTTAACTGCACCCATCATACCAGCACTTAATGCTTGATGTGATTCCGTTCTTGCAATCAGCAGACTCCTTGCGTTGTTAATTTTACCTTCTTGTAGGTTTTTAATCGCAAGTGAATTAACCTCGTTAAGACTCAAGTTATTTTCTTGTCCGTATCTAATAGAGCCGTTCAATATCCTTGTAATCTCATTCTTGGTAGTATTTTCAATTCCGTACATCTTAGTTCCGCTATAGGTTGTCCAATAAGACAACATAAACGCTAACCATTCATCCATGATGTTCAGAGGGTCTAAATCTACTGATTCTGCTTTTTTAAACTTATCAAATATCTTTTCATACGTCATGGCAGTATATCCGCCAGTCGTCTCGTACAAAGTTCGTAAAATATTATTAATCTCTTTGCCGTCAAATAACGCATTCTGATTATTGATAGTTTGCTGAACTCCGTAATCCTTAACCAACTGAGCAGCCTTGTCAAAGTCAGATTGTAAAGCAGCCAATATTTTAGGCTGATACTCTCTTACCGACTTCCTTGCAATCTTTTGCTGCAAAGCGAACTGCTGAGATGGGTAAAGTATCTTAGCCATTATTCTTTTCCGTCTATAGCTTCAATCATTTTTCCTGCTGCTGCAAACACACCTTTTAGTCCGTTTTGTGCTGACCTTTGTCTGATTGCTCGTAATCCTTCCCTATCAACTGTTTTAAAATCAGAAGTATATATGTAGCCATAGTGTCCTTTAGTTTCTTTGTCCATAGCGGTATCAATACCTAAAAACCATTTAGAGAACTCATCCCATCCTTTCTCCTCGATGTAAGCATTCTCCATCTCTACAGATGGTCTTTCCCAAGATGATGGCTTAGTAACGTCACCACTTGAGATTAAGCTGTTCGCATGACTAATACCTTTTGGGTTAGTCTTGTTTACTCGCTTCTCTGATAAATTATCTTCTACAACCTTAAAGGCTTCATCAAATGAGTTAAATTCCATTTTTTAAATTTTTAACTGGTGGGATATTGTAATCTCCTTGTTGTTGAGCATCTCTTGGGTCTTGCAACATAGTAAGCTCATCAATAGGTAAATAACCTGCAGGAATAAATACTTCATCCATAGCTGGGTCTTCTGAAGTATCGTAACGCATAGCTGCTCTTTTCTCGTTAGGGGTAATCCACCATGATTGAGATAGGATAGCAGAAAGCTCCTTCATGTCCTCTTGTAATTCTGGGAACACAGTAATATCAAAATCGATATAGTAGCCATTGCCAATCTCTACTGCAAAGAATCTATTGAAAGCATCACGAAGAGCTACTAATTCTGGAAGGACTACTTGCGTAAGCATTTCCTTTTTAGCTTCTTTCATGTTGTTATAAGTCTTGTTATCTGGGTCGTTAAACAACGCAGAGTTTACACCGTACACATTACAAAGTTCTCTAAGGGTAACTTTCTCAGATTCTAAAAGCTGAAGGTCGATAGGAGATAATCCCATGTTAACCCAGCCTAACTTGGCACCAGCAATCAAAATCTTACCAGCGTTCTGTACGATTTGTCCTTGGCTCTTAGTTCCGTATTGATTGTAAAAATCTTCTTTTAATTTACCAGCTTCCTCTTGTCCAAAGTTGTTAGACTCATCAGCATACAAGATACCTTTAGGGCCTTGATTCTGCAACATACCAACCGAAGTGTCCTTGGCATCGTTTGAACGCTGAACAGTTCTGTATGCAGCTTGTAATGGGCTTAATCCGTATAATTGATTACCGTTAGTGTCAAAGTAAGGGTTGAAGTATTTTAGATGGATTACGTCTTTCGCATCTAAGAAATCCCATCCAACAAGTGTAAAAGAATAACCTTCAACCCCATTGATAGTACCATCAGAAATGATGGCCATGTATTGCGGAGGGAGCACGACTAATTCTTGAACTTTACCGCTTT